CTAAAATGGTACTACTTTGTTTAACTTTTCTGCTAACTCATCAGCTCTGGAAGGGTATAAATGACTATAAGTGTTAAGGGTAGTTTCAACTCGTTCATGCCCTAATCTTTCAGAGATCAGTAATGGATTAATACCCATATTAATCAATAAACTTGCATGAGAATGACGGAAATCATGTACTCTTATTTTCTTTAAGCCTGTCTGCTCACTTTTAGCCTTTAGCTCATTATAAAGAATGGCTTTGGTATATGGAAAGACACGGTCGGTTTTCTTGTAATCATATATATGTTTAATGTAATTGTTTAAATCATTAACAAGTAATTGTGGAATAGTTATTTCTCTGTTGCTCTTAGGTGAAGTAACATTGACTTTCCCACCTTTGAAATTTACAGTTTTATTAACTCTAATGATTCCATTATCCAAATCTATATCATTATATGTAAGTGCTAACAGTTCTCCGATACGCATTCCAGTAAAATACAAAGTTTGGAACATTGTATATTTGGTAATGTCTGTGACAAGAGAAATAAATTTAAGATATTCATCTTTAGTCCAAAAAGTAATTTTAGTTCTTTTTCGTTTGCCCATACTTCCGGCTAAATGACAAGGATTATCCTTAAGATTATAGAATCTAACAGCAAAATTAAGTGTAGCAACAAGTAGGTTGTTCATACGCTTAAGGTATGCGTCAGAATATCCCATTGAAATTTGATTATTTTGCCAAGCTCTTATGTCAGCCGGAGTAATTAAATTAATTGGTTTATTTCCTAAATAAGGAAGTATTCTGTTTTCCAACAAATGTTTATGACCGTCATAGGTTACTTCTTTTAGCCTAGTTTTTATGTCTTTTAAATATAATCGAGCCAGTGAATTTAAAGTCATATCAGGCTCTCACTGAGTTTGCAAAAGAAATTCCCGTTCCCAATTAATAGCGTCCTTTTTTAATTTAAAGCCACGCTTTCTTTTTTGCCTTTTTTGTCCTGTATAATCAGTGTAATATAAGTTTACATAATAAGTGTTTCTAGTTTCATCTTTAAAAACTGCCATACCAACGATAGGATGGAGTGATGAGGAAAGTTTTGAATGGTGCTTCGATGGAGAGCCAAAAGGTTCTGCTATTGCAGTTTCAAGCATAGGAACACAGAAAAATAAGCAGGCAAAGGAGTTGTTTATGAATGGGTATAATGAAATGTTGAAAAGGTTAGAACCAATTCAGATACTATTTTATGGAAATGTACTAAAAGAAATAACGGATGATAGAATTATCAGGATGAGTGCTTTTCAGGAAAGGTTTAGGAAAAAGTAATGGGCGGACGTGGAGCAAGTAGTGGCATAAGCGTATCGGGAAAAGTCTATGGAAGTGAATATCATTCAATTTTAAAAGATGGAAACATCAAATTTGTTGTGGCTAATGAAGGCTCAGTAACAGCTCCAATGGAAACAATGATAAAAAGAAGAGTATATGTAACTGTAGATGAGAAAAAGAACAAAATAAAACATATAACGTATTATGACAATGAGAATAAACGTGTAAAACAAATTGATTTATACCCTACACATAATGGAATGGATCCACATACACATCATGGTTATTGGCATAATGAAAATGATAGTAAAAAAGGTGCAGGAAATCCGACAAGAGATGAAAAGAGAATGATTGAACGTATTAAGTCTATATGGTATAATTACATAAATAATAAATAGCTGAAAAGCAACGTCTAATCAACGTATATTTTCTTTAAGAAAATTGTTTATTATCAGCAGATTATAACTCAGGAGGAGAGTCCCTTAATTGAGGGAGACCCCGTGTGCAAATCCGGGTGTCTGCGCATATGATAGAGCTTTTGCAATTTAGCAAGGCTCTATTTTTTATGCACAAAAGTAAGAGAGGTGGTGTTGTGAATAATGAATTAAAAACATATGAGCAGGCAGAAACAGACTATATGAATGGTTTCAAATATAAAGAAATAGCCGAGAAATATAATGTATTAATTAGCACAGTAAAATCTTGGAAGACAAGGTATAACTGGAATCGAAAAGGGCAAAAAAGTACGCGTACAAAAATGGAAAAAGTACGCATACAAAATACTACTTCTTTTGATGAAGTTGAGCAGGTAGTTGAAAACGATAATCTAACGGACGAACAAAGGTTATTTTGTATTTACTATGTTCGTTGTTTTAATGCAACCAAACCTGTTAATTTAGATAAAAGCAACGTATCAGAGATAAACAGGGGACATATTAATATATCAACTTATAAAGTAATAACAGCAGAAAATAACATATATGTTTCTAATAATATCAGACTTAAACCAAAGGAACTGCATACCATTGATTTAAGCATATCTGAATCATTGAAAAAGTTAAAAATAAGTGACGTTGATAATTTACCAAGAGTTGTAATAATAAACAGTTCAGAAATGCAAACAGGAGCTTTGGCATCATATAATGCAGTAAAAAATGTACTTTATATTGATAGGACAATAGGAAGCAGATTAAAGTTATTGGAATTGCAAAAAGATGCAGCATGTCCTAAAAATGTATTAAGTACGTATGTACATGAGTATATACACTGGATGGATGCACAATCATATAGGATTGGATATGGAGAAATAATCGACAGTAGTGAATATCTATATTGGATTAGACATAAATCAAAGAAAAAGATTGATAAACTTATTAACAAGGGGTACAATATTAACAGAATTAGTGGTTATGCTTCAGATAACTTTGAGGAAGGAAAGTATGATGAAACATATACAGAATACAGAGTAAAGAAATTACTAGGAGAGTGATTTAAATGAGATTACCAAAAACACCAGAAATGGAAAAGATATGGAATGAAATAGAACCATACTTAAGTTTTTCTAATGAGAAAGGATATGAAGTAATTGACGGAGCACCAGATGATGTATTTGAGAAATTAGAAAAATATAGACATTTAAGAAAAGAACAATGGGATTTTGCAGAAAGTTTAAATTCCTAAGTACCATCTGGTCATAGGACTAGGTGGTATTTTTATGTTCCAAAGGAGGTATTATGGATAATTTCAAAGCGGTGTACAAGATTCTTTCAACCTTGGAAAAAGCAATGGATTTACCTGAATTTGACATATCAATAATCGATTGTAGAGCACTTGGTGTATCAAAGGAACGTTGGTCGCGTTACATAGAAATGATGGCTGATGTTGGTTATATCAAAGGTGTAAGAGTTAGTACAAACATTACAGGAGAAACCATTGTGGAATGTAATAATATGCGAATCACATTAAAGGGATTGGAATACTTACAGGAAAATTCCATAATGAGAAAAATCTATAATGCAGCCAAAGGCATTAAGGAGATAACACCGGGGTTATAAATTTAATAGTAGATAATTAAGGAACTTAGAGATAGGTTCTTTTTTTATACCCTAAAATAGTAAAGGAGGTACATTATGGCAACATCTGTGCAGATAACATTGCTCATATGCATAACAATCATAATACTTGCCAAGTCAGGTAAGCAGAAATAAAAAATAGTTAATCAGGCAGTCTTAGGACTGTCTTTTTTATATGGTCCTGAATAAGACGTAAAAGTGTTCAAAATATCATAAAAGTAAGTGAAGCAACCACGTATAAAAGCGTAACGGAAAGGATGTTTAAATATGAAAAGAAAGTTCTTAGAAGACTTAGGACTGGAAAAAGATGTAATCGAAAAGATTATGAATGAAAACGGAGCCGATATTGAAAAGGCTAAGGGAGAAGTTGAAACATTAAGAAATCAGTTAAATGAAACACAGGATAAACTTAAGAGTTTTGAAGGTGTGGATGTTGCAAAGTTAAGAGGTGAAATTACAAATCTTACAAACGAACTTGCAACCAACAAGGCTGAATATGAAGCGAGTATTGCAGACAGAGATTTTAATGATTTGGTTAAGGGTATTGCTAGCGAATACGAGGCTAGGCTCACATTCTGCCATACATATTCGTCTGACGTCTATTTCACCGTACAGTTTTCCGTTTTCAAGATTTAATGTTTTTATAAAAGTCTTTCTCATTATCATCTGTCTTTTCGATTTTGGGTATAAAAATACCACCTAGCCTTTTGACTAGATGGTATCTACATCTCTAAACTTTCTGCAAAATCCCATTGCTCTTTACCTAAACGTCTATATTCTTCTAACTTTTCAGCAGTATCACTTGGAGCACCCTCAATTATTTCCATTCCTTTTAATGTAATCTTTAAAAATGGTGCTATTTCGTTCCAAATCTGTTTCATTTCAGGTGTGTCAGGTAATCTCATTCAAATCACTCTCCTAGTAATTTCTTTACTCTGTATTCAGTATACATTTCGTCATATTTACCTTTAGCATACTCATTATTTGCATAATTACTAATTTTATTAATATTGTAACCCTTATTGATAAGTTCATCAATCTTTTTCCTTGATTTATGCCTAATCCAATAAAGATATTCTTTACTATCAATTATTTCACCGTGTCCAATTATATACGATTGTGCATCCATCCAATGTATGTATTCATGCACATATGTGCTTAATACATTTTTAGGACTTGCAGCATCCCTTTGCAATTCCAACAATTTCACTTTATTTCCTATTGCTTTATCAATATACAATTTGTTTTTTATCGCATTATATGATGCCATTGTACCTGTTTGTATTTCAGAACTATCTATAATAACTACCGTTGGTAAATTGTCAAAATTTACAATTTTTAATTTTTCTAACGATTGTGTTATGCTCAAATCAATTTTATGTAACTCTTTAGGTTTAAGTCTAACACCATTAGAAACATATATATTATTTTTTGCATTAATTATTTTATAAGCCAATATATTAACATCCCCTCTATTGCTTTCGAACACATTGTTCTTATCTAAATTTACAGGTCTAAATAATTGTTCTTCGGTAATATTTTTACTTATTTTTATTTTCTGCTCAAATTTAAAGCCGTTGTCTATATTTTTCTTCCAATTTTTATACGTCATATCCGCAGGAACATAATATGTATTACCATCTTCATCTCTTGTAGCTCTTTGCTCATCTTTGGTAAATTCGTCCTCCATAGATGTTTTATTCCAGTTCTACTGGTGATTGGATTCTACCGATATACCTTCGGCAAGGTATTTCTGTTCTTTAGTGCCTGCAGAAAAAGGCACATAAAAAGAGAGCCTATTTCTAAGCTCTCT